ATTATTTAACAGTAACATATACGTGCGCTGTTAATACTTACTATATGGATCAATTAAATAAAATTATTGAAGCAATTGAATATGCTTCTGATTCATATTGGGGTGATCCATCTCGTTTTCAATTTAGAGCAATGATTGATTCATTTACTTTAAAAAATGAATTAGCAGATAAAGCAGAAAGAGTAGTCAGTAGTACATTTAATATTAAATTACACGGATACATCATTCCAGATATTCCACAGAAAGATTTAACATCATTAAAAAAACTACCTGGTATAAATAAAGTAACAGTTAACGAAAACTTATTATAAAATATGGCATACTCACCTGGAATAAGAGTAACAGAAAACGGTATATCTCCTGGAATATATATTCCTCCTTATAATGTTGGTACTTCTGTAACTATTGTTAATTCAAATAGACTAACATCAACTTATGATTTTGGATACAATATAGGAAGTAAAGATACATGGAATAGTATTTGGTCATCTTCTTTATTTCCTAGTTTATTAGATCAATTAAGTCCTCAACATATACGATATCCTGGCGGAGCTATAAATTATTGGGATTGGAATACTCAAACTGTTAATTCTCAATTTCCATTACCCAACTCAGCAACTTTACCTGCTAGTGAAATATCTTTCTATAAAGGTTTAGTAGAACCTAGAAGTATTAGTACACTTTGGGGTATTAATATGTTGACATCAAGTGTTCCTAATGGTACTCCTTTATTAAATCAACAATCTGGTGCTTTATTAAACATAACAAATAGCTATCATATGCCTGTTAATAAAATAGAATTAGGTAGTGAATTTTATTTATTAGATCCTCCAATGTATTCAGAAAAATATCCTAGTGGATCTAATTATGGAGCGGAAGCATCACAGTGGATGACTACTCTTAGAACTATTTTTCCAACATCAAAATATGGTGTTCCAGTTGTAGATACTAAATTTAGCAGTAATGCACCTAATGCAAGTAGAAGATTAAGTTGGAATACTCAAAGTATAACAGAATATATTAAATCATCAAACATCCCAGATGCTTTTGTAATTCATTCTTATCCTACAGCTAGTCAAAATGATTATAACAATATTGCGGATTGGGTATTAAACGCTCCGTATGCTGAATTTGAAAATATAAGTGCTTCTATAGCTAAAATTTATACATTTAGTCCTCAAATATCCAACTCAGATTTTTGGATAACCGAATATAATATTATAGATAATAGTGATCTTAATACCTCAGAAAGTATCTCAGGTACTTGGGCACATGGTTTATATAATTTAACTCAAACGTTTTTATTAATGGATCATCCTAAAATTACTTTAGGTACTTTTCATTCAACCCATGCTGGTAGATATTTTGGTTCAATTTTTGATTCAACTTATGTATTTGGACCAGGTACATCAACTAAATTTGATTTATCAGCTGCAGGAATATTAATGGGATATTTTGGAACAGCATATAAAGATTCTGATTCATTTAGTAATATAACATCTAGTTTAAATGGATTAATAGGAAAAATATTTAGATCATCAACATCCGGAGATAAATTTATATTAGTAAATTTAAATTCAGGATCATATTTATTAGATTTATCAGGAATACTTTCAGATAAAACAATATCCTCAATTACATCATCATATGCTAAACCTACATTATTAGTTAATAAAATTACTGGGTCAGGTAAATTAACTATAAGTCAATCTTTTTATACAAGTTTATCAACTCAAGAAATGTCAACATATAATATGCAGCCTTATGAAGTAACTTATATTAAATGTAATGTTTAATATATTTATAATAAATCAAATTTATGGAAAAACAAGTTTTAACACAAGAAGAAATTACTCAATTGAAAAATATTAGAGAAAAAAGAATTCAATTAGTAGAAAGTTTTGGAATTTTAGAATCAAGAATTCAAGAAATTAATTTACAAAAAGAAAATCTTAAAGATAATCTTAAACAATTAATCCAAGAAGAAACTGATTTAGGCAAAAACCTTCAACAAAAATACGGTGATGGATCTATTGATCTAGAAAAAGGAGAATTTATACCTAACTAATATTTTTAGCAGGTTTTACCATATTTATAACAAAATAAATAAAAATAAATTATAAACAATGGCAGAATCTTTATTATCACCAGGCGTTTTAGCGATAGAAAATGATAATTCTTTCGTATCTAAAAGACCAATTACTGTAGGAGCAGCAATTATTGGACCAACAGTTAAAGGTCCTTTTGAAGTTCCAACAATAGTTACTACTTGGAATCAATATCAAAATATATTTGGTACTACTTTTACAAGTGGTAGCGCTACTAATCAACAAACATATACTTATTTTACTTCAATAGCCGCATATAATTATTTTGCTAACGGAGGTGAATCATTATTAGTAGCAAGAGTAGCAAGCGGATCATTTGCATCAGCTGTTACTGGAATCTCAGGCTCAAACTCATCCGGTTCACTTGTACTACAAACTCTTTCTCAAGGTATTATTATGAATAGTAGTGGTTCCGAGACAACAAATAATGTTTTAACAAGTGGATCAGTAGATAATGTTAGATGGCAAATCATAAATTCAAATACAGGATCAGGAACATTTGATTTATTAATTAGAAGAGGAGATGATAATAGTTTACAACCTGTTATTTTAGAAGCTTGGACTAATTTAACATTAGATCCATATTCTTCAAATTATATTTCTAAAGTAATTGGAGATACTATAGTAAATTATGATTCTACTAATAATCAACTTCGATATTCAGGATCATATGCTAATAGATCAAATTATGTAACTGTAAAACAAATAAAATATACTACTCCTAATTATCTAAATAGTAACGGACAAATATCAGTTAATGATTACTCAGCATCTATTCCAGTTAATGCATCTGGTGCTTTTGGTGGAGCAACAGGAGATATACTTACTGGAAAAGGATATTATTATAATGCTATTGATAGTTCTGATATTCAAGGATTAAAAGGAGATAATTATAATAATATGATTAAATTATTAGCAAATCAAGATGACTATAAATTTAATGTGTTATTAACTCCTGGTTTATATGATGCAGATTACGCTTCTCAAGTATCTAGCATTATTACAAATACTCAAAATCGCGGAGATAATATCTATGTACTTGATCCAGTAGCATACGGTAAAAATGTATCTACAGTAACATCACAAGCCTCTTCTCGTAATACTTCATACGCAGCAGAATATTGGCCGTGGGTACAAGTAGTTGAACCTTCAACAGGTCAATTAGTTTGGGCACCAGCTTCAACAGTAATTGGTGGAGTATATGCTTATAATGACGCAGTAGCTGAACCATGGTTCGCACCAGCAGGTATTAATAGAGGTGGTTTAAGCACAGTAGTAAGAGCTGAAACTAAATTATCTCAAACTCAACGTGATACCTTATATACAGCTAAAATAAATCCAATTGCAACCTTCCCAGGAACAGGAGTAGTAGTATATGGTCAGAAAACATTACAAACTAGAGCATCAGCACTTGATCGTGTAAATGTTCGTCGTTTATTAATTGCTCTTAAATCATATATTTCTCAAGTTGCAAATAACTTAGTATTTGAACAAAATACAGCAGCAACAAGAAATGCATTTTTAAGTCAAGTAAATCCATATTTAACAAGTGTTCAACAACGTCAAGGTTTATACGCGTTTAAAGTAGTAATGGATGATTCAAATAATACACCTGATGTAATTGATCGTAATGAATTAATTGGTAATATCTACTTACAACCTACTAAGACAGCTGAATTTATTTACTTAAACTTCAATATTACTCCAACAGGCGCTACATTCCCAGCATAATTCTTTAAAACATAGATATTTATAACAAACATAAAAATATAAAATAAAATGGCAGTATTAAATCCAAACGAAATATTCTTTACAGCATTTGAACCGAAAGTAAAAAATCGTTTTATAATGTATGTAGATGGAATCCCTTCATATGTTATTAAAAAAATTGGCGCTGTAGGTGTAGATATTGACGAAATTAAATTAAACCATATTAATGTTTACCGTAAAATTAAAGGAAGAGCTAAATGGGACGATATCGAAATGACATTACATGATCCTATTACACCATCAGGTGCTCAGGCAGTAATGGAATGGGTACGTTTACATCAT